GGCGAAAAAGGAACGGTCACGTCCATTTTCCGCCGGTATGACGAAGACGACCGAGCCACGCGAAAGATGGTTTCCTTCGAGGACGAAACAGGCCACCGAATCACGACGCGACTGGCTTGGGTGAGGGAGCTGTAAACAAGTGAAACGCAGGAAGCCATATCCAATCATCGGCCCGTGGGTTGAAGTCACCCGCCAGCGCCGCCCAGGCTGCACGCACTGCGATAAGTGCAAGAGGGAATTCGGGCCGAAGGAGCCTTTCCTCGTGCGGGAAACTCAAGTCAACTACTTCCGCGGCGACGATGAAGTGGAAATCTATCATGCGGGCTGCCGGCCGTGAGCGCCTTCAGCATCGAGAGCCTAGTCACGCACGCCGAGCCGGATGAAGCCGGGAAGCTGGTTCAATGGGTAGAAGTGAAACTCCTGCTGCCCAAGGATTTTGACTGGACGAAGGGAGCGCCGAAACTCCTGAAGTCGCTGGAGTTTGCGTGTGGGCTGATCGGGCGAGGGAGTGAAGAATCCAAAGATCAAAATTCGTAAGAGGGGAAACTTTTGGTGGGTATCGATCCCCGGAGACATTCCCGATTTTTCGAAGCACAAGCACTTTACGGACGCGCTGGCCAAGGTGCAATTCGAGATTCGTCCGCGCCGGAAGGGGAAGCGGGAGAGCACAAATGACTAACCTAGAATCCAGACCACCCCTTGAGACATACGAGCGCATTAGTCGAATCAGGCTGTGTGCAGACGCGAGACAACATAGTAGAAGCGATTCGCAAACTCCGCGCCGCCGTGAAAGCGTCCCCTGCGCCGGGGGGAGGGGAAAAATGAACAAGCGTCAAATTGACAGGAAAATAGCAAAACTTCGCAAGGAAGCCGATGAGCGGCTTATTTACAGTATGGCTTATTTGAACGAGGCAGTTATGAAATTAGAGGAATGCCGTGGCTTAATTAAGATTCAATTGGCAAAAGGGGGCATGCGACATGAGTGAGCAGTGCCTTGTTTCCGATAAAGTGTATCCCGATCACGCTTGGCGCATCGGCAAGATAAACAATCAGCCGAGAGAGTACTGTCAACGATGTGGCCAGTGGAAAGTTGATCCCGCCCCCTCCCAATCCACGGAGCGGCTGAAGGCGCAGGGGGGGGGGGCTGAGAATGGATCTAGCCTACTGCGGTAAATGTGGTGTGCGCCGATATTTCAATAATGGAAAATGCGAATGGAGGTATGTAAGCGTGCGACCACAACTGGTATCAACACTTCTAGCCTGCAATCGCTGTAAACATCAATGGTGGTCATCGAGTCCGAAACCTAAGCGATGTCCGAAGTGCGGCCTCCGGGCTGATAGCAAGTGGGCGGAACTGCGGGCGAAGCGGGAGGCTGAGAAATGAATACGCTTGAAGAGTTGGTTGAGAAATGGCGGAAAATAAAGCGGAATAGTTGCTACGAAGATGCGCAAATTGCACACGCTATAGGAGTTTGTGCCGATCAACTCGAAGCCGAACTGCGTTCGCCAGGACCTTGCGGGAAGCATCCGAGGATGTTCTGGATTTCTGGCCAAGAGGAAATTTCAACTACTCCTATTTGTACTGCTGAGGCGACTAATCCTAATCGAAAGATGATCTTTGTTGGTCATTGCACCCTCTGCGCTGAACTGGCTAGCGCCGCGGAAGGCTATTTGGACGTGGCCTCCCGCTGCGCCTGGGTCGAGGACGCCAGGCGGGAGATGCGGGAGCAGACGAAAAAGGAAGCGGTCCATCAAGTCTGGGATAACTGGGACGTTCCAATCACAAAGCTAGAATCTTCATGGATGGCTGCGGCGATAGCTGCGAGGATTCAAAATCTATGAGTAAGCCAAAGTATTTCGCAGGTAAGGATTCTGGTAGGATTTGAGGAGGCTGCATATGTATGGAAGGAATAGCTATCTTGGCGAAGGAATCTGCACCCACGGAAACGACGATCAGAAATGCTGGGAATGTGCCTTTTTACGAGAGTACAAAGTAATCGCCGTAAAAAGAGATGCCCAACCCGAGGAGAAGAAATGCGACGATTCTGGCAGTTAGCTCACCATTTGATAGCACACCCTCTCATCGGTATTTCCTTTGGGCGGGTGTGGGCTTGGAAGTTTCATGACTGGACCTTGCCGAAAGCATGGCCGGGACAGAAACACGAGACCGCTCAACGATGGGCGGGGTTGGAGTAACTATGTGCGAGCATGTATGGAGTGACGGATATTATAGTAGCTTAATGACTTGCGTGAGGTGTGGGCGAAGCCGATCAACGCCCCTGAACGTTTACCGCAACCAACAAGGCTATGTTAATCCGGATAGTGATGAAATCCATGCAAGAAAATTGGAGGAGCGAGAGCGAGTTAAGGAAATAGAGAAAAAGGAGCGACTGCAACAACTCAGGAAGGATTTAGAGGAACTTGGCAATGACAAACCACACAACTAAAAGGACGAACGAGGCCGGGGAGGGCGCTAAACCGGAGCCGTTCGGGAGCGCCTTTACATTCAAGGCAGAAGGATTGCTGTAAGTTTTGAGGACGAGCCGAAGCCGTGACCACCTACGAATCCATCAAAACGATTTGGCTGTGTTTAGCGGCGCTCGCCATTGGGGCCGTCATGGCGCGCGCGCTGCCGTTGCTGGGCGATCTAAGGCGCGACGAGGCCACACTAGTAAAAAACGCGAATAATGCACTGGTGGGCATGGCAGTGGCCTTAGCGTCAATTCAGGCCATCGAAACAAACACGACGCGCACCGAAGCCGAAATGGCGGGACTTCTGAACGCTTCACGTCACGACATGCTCACCCAGGCAGAGAAGGCGCAGCTACTAAGAAAGGCGAACGCAATCCTAGATGACGCAGATACGGCCGTGAAAGGAGCAAACGATGACCTGGCAAAAGTGGGCCGTGATCTTGACACTGGCGGTACTCTACTTGCCGATAGCGATAATTCTCTGCGCTCTCTGGTGGTGGCTGGTCAAAATAGCTTGGAGCATCTTGACGCACTCGCCGCACCCGCCGTGGCCTCGTTGGACAAGCTCGACGCCACCATGACCGACGTGCAAGGCATTGCCAAGGACACGCACGCGATGAGCACCGATGCCGCGGCTTTTGTGCACCGGGAACTCACTCCCGTGCGCGGCGCGTGGCACAGCCTAAAGGCAATCGTAAATTTCACCTGGAGTTTGCGAGGGGCAATCGGGTTTTAGGAGTCCAATCGTAAGACTGAGGGAGCAAAACGAATGACGAACAAGTTTTTGACAATCATGGAAGCAATCGGCCGGGACTGTTTGCTGGTCCTGACCGAAGTGGAAAAGTATCTCCCGAAGGCAGCCGTCCTGGCCGAAGCTATTTTCCCGGCGCAGACGGCAGTTATCACGGGAGTAGTGAACTCGGTAGCGCTGATTCAAAAGGCAGTTGTGCTCGCCGAGCAAAAGATGGCGGCAGGAGGCCAAGCCTCGGGAACTGGTCTTCAAAAATCAGCCGATGTGCTCTCGACAGTCGAGCCCGTAGTGACTCAACTCTTGAAGGCGGAAGGTCTTACGGTAGACACTGCCTACATTCAAAAGCTAACGAACGCGATCGTGGACATCTTGAACGTGCAGACCATCGCGCCCGCTGGATTAGCAGCAGCCTAGCGAGATCCCGAGGTAGACCAGGGCTGGACTACCGAGGGGAAGGCCGGCGGCGTTTCAAGGGGAAACGCCGCCGGTTGAATTGCAGGGGGAGCGAGTGAGCCAAGAGGCTGTGTCCTGGGTGTTTAAGAACTCGAGAGCGAAAGGCCGGGCGGTTGCTGTCCTAATTGCGATTGCTTATTACAGCGACGAAAAGGGCGAAAATGCTTACCCCAAAACGAGCACTTTGGCACGTTTCACTGGGCAACACCGGATCACAATTTGGCGCGCTTTGAGAATCTTGCAGGAAATCGGCGAAATCGAGATATTAAAAGCCACAAAGACAGGACAGGCAAACACTTACCGGATTTTGAAAATGGCCAGGGCGAAGAAAAGCAGACGTTGCGCTACGCAACAATGTTTCACGGAGACTAATAGTATAAGTAAGAGAAAGAGCCAGCTTGCCCTATGGCCAGAAGGGGGAGCCGTGAAGAAAGAATACAAAGAATTCCTAGCCTTGCGTGACGAGCACCGCATCCCGAAAAGCGTTACTTGGGAAGCGTGGCGGCAAATGACCAAGGACCAGCGGAAAAAGCTCCAAGCCGCATGAGCATCCGCCGCATGACCGCCGACGAGCGGCAAAGCTATCAAAAGCGACAAGGCGATCTAGCAGCAGCCCGCAAGGAAGGCCGTACAGGCCACGAAGAAGCGGAAAAAGAGAGAAAGCGAGGCCCGCACACATGGCGGAACCGGAAGCAGTTATGCTCAAAGGCCAAACCACCCCAGCCGATCCCGAACTCGAACTCGTGATAGCGGTAATCCGCCGGGGCTTGTTGAAGGCGACAAGGTATGCAAACTCGAGGAAAGGCTCGGGAGTATGGCCGCGGCGATCAAGGAAGCAAGGCGGCGCCTACTGGCGCTGGAGCGCATCGGTCAGGAAGTTTGCCGCAACTACCAAAGAGCCATCGACCCACAGCGAAAGCAGGCGATAACGGCAGCCGAAGCGCTGGAGAGGCTGAAGTGGATTCAAAGCAAATCGGACGAACTGAAAGCGCTGCTGGAATGAACACCCGAATCAAACACGCGAAGCCAAAGAAACTAAACGCCGAAGAAGTCCGCCGGATGAAGGAAGCGCGCGAGGCAGGCATAAGCGTAACCATGCTGGCCGAACGCTTCAGAATCAGTAGGGATGCTGTCCGAGACTACCTCAACGCGCTAAAGGAGAGCAAAAATGCGTGAAATGCTGATAACCATGTACGCGATGCTGGCGCTGTCCATGGGAGCGCTGTTTGGGCTGGCAATCTACCTGGGCTATAGGGCGGGGTACGCGAAGGCAAGACAAACGCAGCGCGATGTGGTTGCCGCA